GTTTTGATCGGTCGCGCCAGCTACGACACCGCCCCCGAGGGCGTCGCGTTCGCAGCCGGTAATGTCTGGGCCAATACGTTCATCTGGGTCGGCTCGGTCACGCAGGCGTCCGCCGGTTTCTTCGGAGGTGGCGCAGGCTTCACGCTGAACTGGTCTGAGTATGGCCCTGCAATCGGTGTCTCAACCTATCGCGAAGAAGCGATCAAGTCGAACATCGTGCGCGCTTCGCAATACACCGCCGAGAAGGTGGTCAATGCGAACGCCGGTCAGCTTATCACCACTCAGTATTCCTGATCTGAATACACCTGAGTTCACAGCCCCACGCCTCACCGCGTGGGGCTTTTTGTTTTGACCCTGCGGCGCGATTCGCCACACCGGAGGCAACACACAACATGACGATTTCCCTCTGCGTGATTGCCGGCAACGAAACCGCGCATATCAAGACCATGCTCGATTCGTTCGTCGGCATCATCGACGAACTCTCACTGGTGCGCGCCATCGGCTCGCAGGAACCGGACGACACCGAACAGCTCGCGCGGGAATGGTGCGAGCGCAACGCGGTCCCGATTGTCTTCTCGGACTACCGCAACGGGGTCACTGCGCAGGCGTGGCGGCACGTCGATTCGTTCGCGAGGGCGCGCAACCAAGCGTTCGCCCAAGGCACCGGCGATTGGCTTCTATGGGCCGACTGCGACGACGTGCTGACCGATGCGACGGACCTGCGGGAAAGGCTCAAGGAGCTCACGGAAGACGTGCTCATGCTCCGATGCCCTTACGACGTGCGGGGCACCGGCAAGAAGCTGCAACGCGAGCGAATCATTCGCCGCACGGCGTTCGCCTCGGGGCGCGTCTGGCATCACGACGTCCACGAAAACCTGCTCCTGCTGCCAAACGATCTGCACAACGAATGGCCGGTGCCGGTCTGGCGTCACCAGCCGGTCGCGATCAAGCAGAGCAACCGCAAGCGCAACCTCGCAATCCTCGGGCGAAGCATCGCGGAGTCGGCGACCCAATACTTCTACATCCACCAAGAGCACTATTGCGCGGGCAACAAGACCGCCGCCGAGCAGTTCGGGCGCATCGCGCTTTCCTTCCCGAATCTTGACGACTCGTTTCGCTACGAGGTGCAATTGAACCTTGCGCGGCTCGTCGCCTCACGTCGCGAGGCGTTGCAATTCGCTATGGGTGCGCACGGGGTTTTCCCTTGGTGCCGCGAGGCTATCGCCTCCATCATTATGCTCGCCTTTGAGCGCAACGACGGGAGGCGCGCGAGCTTCTGGGCGGAGCGGATGATGTCGCTACCAGAGCCAAAGGAGAAAGACCGGCCTTGGACGCACGAGGTCAAGTGGTATGGCTGGGCCGGTCTCGATCTCGCTGCGCGGTCCTACCGGCTCGCGGACAATCCGAGAAAAGCGGACGGCTTGCAGTGGGCTTTTCACAAGCACGAGAAGCCCGCGATTCGGCTCACGCAGAAAACCCTCGGAGACTCGACGCGCTCGGTATCATTTCGCGAGGCGTGGCTTGGGACGGCAGCGCAACCGGAAACCGTCGAGCACGTTTTCCTTGTCCGCCCCGACGACAAGGAGACGATGGCGATGTCGAAGCAGTTCATCCACGACGTGGGGCAGCCGCGGGCGCCAGAGCGCGCCATGATCTCGGTGCACATAGAGGATGGCATGGTGCCGCCGCACGACTGGGATAAGCTCGTGCTGGCAAGCGGCGTGACGCTCATCGACGCCGAGAACATCAAGGAAATCCTCGGGGCCAAGAAGCCATGAGCACGCCCGCGATTATCGTCTGCACGGTCAACGGCGCCTGCCTCGACGTGATGACGGCTTCGCTCAACGCCTACGTCCCGCAGGACGTGGAGAGGTATGTGCATCACAAGGTCGGGAAGAACTTCGGCGACGCCTACAACTTCGCGGCGCGCGAAGCCTTTAAACTCTACGACGAGATTCTGGTGTGCAATGATGACATTGTGTTCACCCCGACAACGTGGGCGGTGCTCCTCGCGGATGTCGCGCATCTGCGCAAGGTCGTGCCCGATCTCGGTTACGTCGCGACGCGCTCGGACTACGCGCGCGGCGAGCAGAACGTCCGCAGCGGGCGCGGAAAAATCGACTTCCTGCGCTACCAATCCGAGCGGCACATAGTCGAGACGCCGGTGATCGCGCCGATTTGCGCATGGATTCACCGCGACTCGTGGGTGGATTTCCCGCCGATAAATTGGTTCAGCGACGACGTGCAATGCGCGGACATGAAGCGGCGGCATTTCATCTCGCGGGCCTATGTTCACCACGTCGGAAGCCAGACCTGCGGACAGGACGCGCAACGGTGCTACGAGGACGCGGAGCCGTGGCTCCTCGCGAACCGGCCAGAGATGCACGCGCGGTTTTATTTTACAGGCGGCGCATAAGTATGGCAGCCGTGCGAGACTTCGACCCGACCCAGATTAATTCCGATTTCTCGGCGATACTCGAACAGGCGGGCGTCGCGTTCACCTATCAGGGGGTCAGCGTCACGGGCATCTGGGCAGCGGCGAGCAATGCGTTTGCCGACTTCGAGGACCAGCGCCGCGAGGACAGCAAGTTTACCGTGTTCCTTTTGACGTCGAGCGTGAGCGCAACGCCGCAAGTCACCCAGACGCTTTCTCGCTCCAGCATCACCTACTTCATCGAGCGCGTCACCTTGGATGCCGAGGGCGCGGGATGTGAAATCAGCGTGGCGAAGGTGATATGATTTCGATCTTCTCAGACACGAAGAAGCTGGAATTTGCGCTCGCGAGACTTGCCGACGCTGCAAAGGTCGATACCGGTCTGGTGATAAAGCAGGAGGGTGCATACATCGCGAAAGTAATGATGCAGATCATTCCGCCAACCGGAGACAAAACGAAAAACGGCAAGACGGTGCCAACAGTCACGGGCGGAACCATTAAATTAAAGAAAGCGAGCGGACTTAGCATCAACGCGAAGGAACAGGGCGAGAACGCGATTCTCGGCGACTTATTCGGCGGCAATAAAATGGCCAAGGAATTTCAGATTGGATTGTTCCAACGCATCGGAAATTCAACGGAAGTTCCGCCGCGCGGCGGGCAGAACGAGACGATGGGCGTGAGTCTCGGAAATGAAGGCGGGAAGAAAATTCGCATTTACCGAAAGTTCTGGCTTGAGAACGCATCTATTCCACAGATGCAAGCCTTTCACCACGCGAACAGAAACAAGCGCGGAAGGAGGAAGCAAGTAACCCGAAGCGCAATCGGTCGGTTTAAGGTTCAAGACCAGATGTGGATTTCAAACGAGTCGGCCGATGCGTATCTGGCCTATGTTCAGAAAAGTGTAGGGCTCGCGAAGGCTGGCTTCGCCGCTGCCGCGATGCTGGGTGGAGTCCGCGTGCCGTCGTGGATTCGCAAGCACATGGCAAAGGCGGGAAATGCTCAAGGTCACTTTGGGGCGAATCCGTTCTTTATTGCGCGAACTACGGGCAACAAGATACCAAACCTGCAGCGCGTGGTCGATGGCGCTTTGAAGATTCGCTACAAAATCACGATCTCGAAAGTTCGCGCCGTTCTCGCCAACCGCGCCGTCAATCTCGGCTTCACCCGCGTCGGCGGAGCAATGCCAATCAAATCTGACGCATGAGCACACGCACCAACATCCGCACCGCGACGGCCAACGCTCTCACCGGCGCGCTCGTCGTGCCCACCGCGAACATCCTTCGCGGGCGCAACAACACGATTGCCAGCATCAGCTTTCCCGCCGCCGCCATCTACGCGGTCAGCGAGCAGATCGAGGTGCGAACGCTCGGGCCAAGCAACCGCACGCAATACCGGCAGTTGCAGCTCATCGTCGATTACTTCATCGCCGAGAGCGGAACATATTTGATAGACGACCTTTTCGACACCGGCAGCGCGGCGGTGGAGGCGGCAGTTCTCGCCGACGTGACGCTCGGCGGTCAATGCCGCGACCTCCATCTTAACAGTGTGGACTATGTTATCGAGCCCGATGAAGACAAACGCTTCGGGACGGCTCGGCATACGTTCAACTGCATTTATTTAACCACCGACTAACATGGCAAACCACCTCGGCCGCGAAGGCCTCGTTAAAATCTCCACCACTGCAATCGGCGAGCTGAGAAATTACAGCCTGTCACATTCCTCGGATACGGTCGAGGATTCCGTGATCGGCGACACCTACCGCACCCGTCTCGCAACGATGAAAACGTGGAGCGCATCGGGCGATCTCTACTGGGACGAGACCGACGCGGGCCAGCTCCTTATCACCATCGGAAGCGTAGTGACGCTCAACCTCTACCCAGAGGGCGACACGAATGGGGATAGATACTACGGGGGCTCAGCGATCGTCACGAAATTCGACATTTCCGCCAGCTTCGACGGCATCGTGGAAGGCTCCATTGCCTTCGAGGGTAACGGCGCTCTGAGCACGTTGACCGCCTCCTAATTTCTCAGCAGCAAAACACACACAACACATGGAAGCAATCGACCTCGTCAGAGAACACTTCGCCTCCCTCGGCACGCGCAAAATTGACGTGCCCGAATGGAAGCTCGTCGTCCACGCATCGCCGGTCACGCTCGGCGAAAAGAACCGGCTCTATCGCCGCAGCAAAGAGAACGACATGGAGTTGCTCGTGGACATTTTGATTATGAAAGCGACCGACGAGCACGGCGCGAAGCTGTTCACGATCGAGCACAAGCCGACGCTCTTGAACAAGGCCGACAGCAACGTCGTGGGCCGCATCGCCAACGCCATTCTGGCTGAAAACGGGCCGAGGCCGGACGACTTAAAAAACTGATTCACGGCGGAGAAGCTGCCGACTTCCTCGCCGTGTATGCTCTCGCGGACCGTCTCGGCAAATTCGCAAGCGAAGTGCTCGCAATGCCAGCGCAGGAATTGAACGGCTGGCTTGTTTACATCGAACACCAAAACCGGAAACTGAAGCACCATGGCTGAAGCATCATTCACACTCAAAGCGGTCGATGCGACGAAGGCGGCGTTTGCGTCGGTGCAAAACTCGCTCGCGAAGTTGCAGCAAAGTTCTGAGACGGCGGCTGGCTTCATGAAAAAAGCCTTTGACCCGCGCGCGATTGGAGCTGGGCTTGCGGCTTCGCTTGGTGTTTCGCTGGTCGGAGTAATAGATATGGCGGTCACAAAGCTGATCGAATTAGCGATGCGCGCGGGTGAGGTCAGGAAAATTCTTGCTGAGTCGAGTAAGGAAATACTTAAAATGCGCGAAGACGCGGCATTTGCTGAGCTAGATCCACAAGGTCAAATTGCTGCAATCGACGAAAAAAGAAAGAAAAACGCCGCTGAGATTTTACGGCTAACGGAAGCAACGAAAGAAATTCAAAACGTGGGTGTTTCTCCGAGCGGTGACCCTATGGCTCTTCCTAACACTCAGTTCGGCACAATAGAAGAGGCCGAAAAATTAAGAAAAATGCGCGCAGAGGATGCGGCTTTAGAAATCGCCCGAAGGAAGCTCAGCATAGATATTGGAAAAAAAGAGCTGGAAGATAAGCTCAACGGTTACAAAGCCATCCAAGAATTCGAGCAGCAAATAGCTGACATTCAGGAAAAAGCATTTGAAGAAATTGAAAAACAGCGGCAGTCAGATCAAGACCGCAGGATTTCGTCACTCAATGCAGGTCTCGCGGCGGAAGAAAAAAACACGCCTGAAATTATCAAAGCGCAGTTAGAAAAAAACGAAGCCGTAACGAAGGAGCGCGAGGCTTTAGAAAAACTAGCGGAATCATACCGCGATCTCAATTCACCGTCTCGCGTTTTCATTCGGCAAATAGAAGAGGTCAATAAAGTCGCCGCTAGTGGAACGCTGGGGTTTGGTTTTGCGGAAGCCGCTGTCGCAGTTGATTCGCTAACGATTGCGATGAATAAAAACAAGGAAGCGCGGGTAGATACCGCTCTCAACGATTTATTCGGGGACCTCGATGAAGAGGCATTGCGCATCAACGAATCACTAAAAAAGCAGAATCAAATTTTCGACGACGCTGGCGGTATGATCGCGCAGGGATTCGAGGATGCAATTCTGAGCGGTCAAAAACTAAGCGAGGTCATCAGGGGACTCGGGCAGGACCTGCTTCGCCTCGTCTTCAGCAACATGATAACGCAGCCGCTCGCAAAGGGAATCGGGACGTTTCTTTCTGGTATGCGCGCCGAGGGCGGACCTGTGAACGCAGGCGGGGCCTACATGGTCGGCGAAAAAGGCCCCGAGCTATTCGTTCCCAGCTCCTCGGGCAGCATCGTGCCGAACGGCGCAATGGGCAGCAGCGGCGGATCCGCTGGCGGCGTCACGGTCAACTACAACAT